GTGTCCATGGTGTCAACTTACTGCGAGAAGTCACTAGAGAACTTCAGGGAAAAATATAAGGAAAAATATATAAAGTATTAGAGCCGGATCCTGTGGTTTTGCTACTTCCCTGTCGGTAGTAGCGCAGCTTTACCTTTTTCCATGGGGTCCGGTCCCCTAAAATAAAGAAGGAGATTATAATGAAAACTGTAATAGTAAGGAAGGATGAATTACTTGATACGTTAAGGATTAATCGTTCCTTACATAGAGAAGTTTTTGAGCAAGCTCAGAAAGGTTATCGCATAAAAGCAATAAAATTATTAGATGCTGCCTTGAAAGATGCTGAAAGAGGGCTAGAAATCCGTACGTTAAGGATTAATCGTTCAAAACATAGAGAAGTTTTTGAGCAAGCTCAGAAAGGTTATCGCATAAAAGCAATAAAATTATTAGATGCTGCCTTGAAAGATGCTGAAAGAGGGCTAGAAATCCGTACATATATCGAGCTTGAATCTCCGATAGATCAGACCAGAGATTATGATCGTGTTATATCTATGCTGGAGATGAGTGTGGATACAAAAGTTGAATTATCAGAGAATGAATTCTCACAATATGTTTTAGATGATTGGAACTGGAAGCGACAATTTTTAACAATTAATTCAATGTATATGAAGGAATAAGGGTGACTGAGGAGCTAGGAGGAGCAATATTTTTCATTGGCAGTTTCTTTTTCGCCTTCGGGGTCGATGGGGTAGGGACAGTCCTTTGCCTCGTTGGTCTATTAATTGCAACGATTGGATTTTTATCTAATATGTAATATAAACTTGACAAACAAATAAACATAAGATATACTCGTAGTATAAAAACAAAGACAAGTTTCCCACAGGAGAAAGATATCCTGTAGGAACCTTGTCTTTTTTTTTCCCCCTTGGTTTGGGGCGCTGAAGGTTTTCCCCTTTAGCAATCGGGTCCAGTGTGCACACCTGGACCCTTTTTTTTTACTTACGGGAGGATATATGGCACGACCAGCACAGGGACTCCAACCAAAACACTGGAAAGCTCTTGAGCTATTTGAAGAGGGGATCCTTTCCATCAAAGAGATCGCAGTAGCCTGTAAAATTCCACAAGATAAAATGTATGACCTATTCGAGGGCGATACCCACAAGGCTGGGGAGATCGCACATCTATTCAAAGAAGAGCTTAATCAGATCACAGCGCGTAATTCAGCTAAGGTTAGATACCTGGTTAAGGATTGTAAGAAGTTAGCACTCCAGAAAATCAATGAGTTCTTACGCTCAAAGCAGAAACCTAAGGCCAGCGAGAAGATGATGCAGTCCTTAATCCGCGTAATGAATTCTTTAAATAAGGCGACACCTGCTGTAGAGGTAGGGTCCTTTTCTATAACAAAAGGTATGACCAAAGAGGAATTGAAGCATGAGTTCGCAAGACTTACTGCCCTTGCACGATTCGCATCTAACGGAGGGAGAGTTTCTAGGCTTAAGTCTGGAGAATCAGGAGGGTTACCTCCAACTTCTTCATGAGGAAGTACAGTATCGTAAGAGTAGGAAGTTACTTTACTATGAGCCTCATCCTAAGCAATTAGAATTTCACACCTCTGAATCCACGACCCGCGCTATATTTGGCGGGAACCGGAGCGGGAAGACTACGGCTGGAATCGTGGAGTTTTTATTCCATATGACAGGAATTTATCCTAAGTGGTATCCTGAGGCCAACCGTATGCAGCAGCCCGTAAAGGGCAGAATAGCTGCCAAGGATTTCCAGAAAGGTGTTGGGGAAGTAATCATACCTGCATTAGAAGAGTGGCTCGACCTGAGCCTTGTTCAAAAAAAGTTTCGGAATCCTTTAGGTATACCAGTTAAATGGTCCCTCAAAAACGGATCTGTGTTCGATATTTTAACATATGAGCAGAATACCGAACAGTATGAGGGATGGAAGGGACATGTGGCGTGGTTTGATGAACCACCACCCAGAGACAAATACATAGCGACCCTGCGGGGATTAGTAGATTATCAGGGGCGGAACTGGTTAACTCTCACGCCACTCACCCAGCCATGGATCTTTGATGAGATTTATAACAAGTCAGACAAGAAGAGGATACATGCAGTAACAACAGACATCAGAGATAACCCTCATCTTACTGAGTCAGCGATACAAGAATTTGAAGTAAACTTAACAGAGGAAGAGAAAGAGGCACGCCTTCATGGACGCTTTATGCATCTGTCAGGACTTATTTATAAGGAGTTTAATCCAAACGTACACATTTGTGAGCCACCTCATGTTAAGCAGAGTTGGACTCGATACTTCTGTATTGATCCTCACCCTAGAACTCCTACTGCTTGTCTTTGGTTTGCGGTAGATCCGTTTGGTAATCACTGGTTATATGATGAGCTATGGCTTGCAAACATGAATGTGGAAGAGGTTTGTCATGCTATACATTCACAGGAAGGTGAGCTTACTCCACGGTTTAGGTTTATAGATCCAGCGATGGATAAAAGGAATGAGCTGTTGGGTGGCGCGAACATCCGGCAGGAGTTTATGAAGCATGGGATATATTGTCAACGGGCAAACAACGATCCCATGTTGGGTAAGAGCAGGATCCATGCAGCCTTACAGATCAAGTACGTACATAAATACGGGACAGAGATGCCAACGCTAAGGGTATCAAGGAATTGTACGCAGACTTTATATGAATTTGCACATTACATCTGGGCAGAACGTAAGAACAATCGCGATGAGATGGATCCAAAGCAGCAGCCACGGAAGGCTTGTGATCACTTTATGGATTGCTTGAGGTACATCTACAACGCAGATCCACGATATGTTCAGGATGAAGAAGATGACGAAGACGAGATTGTTTATGAGGGGCAGTATACGAAGCACCCAACACGGAAGCGATCAGGAACGTCTTCTTATCATAATTTGGTAGATGGGAAAGCAGGGAGGTTTTGATGGCAACTAAGAAGAAGAAGAAAAAAACTACATTAGATCAGCTAAGTGCTGAGATAGCGGAGCTAAGGGATTTGATGAGGGAGCAGGCGTTCCAGGCGGCAGTGCCACCAGGACCATATGGGCCTGGTCCTGAGGAAGAAGCAAACCCTGGAATTGGTATCGGTGCTGGTCCTGGTGGGGGTAGTTATCCTCCAATTCTACCTGATGATGAGCAGACTGGATTTCCACCTCAAGCAGGCGGCGGACCTCCGCATCTACCAGACGGAACACCCAACGATTACTTTCCAAAGTTTCCAGTAGCCGGGGGATTCTAATGGGGAACAACGCATATAAAGAAAAGAAACCTTTTTCAACATGGTGGGAGTGGCTATTGGGTATGCCTACCGGATATGACAAGAAGCTAGGCGTGAACTGGGGTGGCTTGTCCGGCGCAGGTGTGTTCGATAACTCTATTGATTGGGGTAAGGCCGGATCAGGAGCGAAGACAGGTAGCCAGGTTGGAGGTTCGATTTATCCAGGCTGGGGTCATTTGATCGGAGGCGTTGTGGGAGGAGCAGCAGGCAGTGGGTTCGTTGGGTCAGAAGATCCCAACGATGGTATAGCTGCAACCTTTGATGGGCGGAGTCCACAAGCAGAACAGCGACTAGGTGGCTATGACTATACACAGGGCGGAGGCCCCCAGTATCAACAAGAGCAACAGCAGTATATGACGAATTATTATTAAGGGGAGTTTTAAATGGCTGATACAACGATAAAAGATCCAAAAGTAGAACACGTAGTAAAGGAGTTCCAGCGGTATGAGAGCTTTCATGCTGATAGATGGGATCTGATGGATGAGATCCGTGAACAATGGCGTAACAAACCACCGAAGCGTGACTATAGTTGGCAGAACCAAGTACATGTACCGTTGATCGTTGAGGGTGAGCAGACGATATCTCCCAGATTATTTACTGCTCTTTTCCCAACGGATGCTCCGGTTGATGTGCATGTTGAAGGCGATGCACCTGAAGAGCAGGGGATCCGTATTAAAGGAATCATACAGCATTATTTCAGGGTGGCTGATGTGCAGGCTGAGACAATCCCTATGCTGACACAGCTAACATTGTTGGGTACAGGATACATGGATGGAGGTAGCTGGTTTGTCCGGAAGGGTTGGCAGATTAAACCTAACGGTGATCGTTACTTCGTTCCGATAGAAGCGCGACCTGATTGTAAGTTCGTTGACTTCTTTGAGATGTTCCCGCATCCAGCGAAGCTGAAAATAAATGATGGGTTGCCTCTCATACGTAGGCGATTCATTGATGCAGAGCAGTTGAAACGTATGGCTAAGCATGATGAGAACTTCGGACAGGAGGATCTTGACAGGGCTTTAGAATCCAAACCAGTAGGGGTTTCAGATAAAAGTGAAGAGTACGGTGAAGACGATTTCTATGAGATCCTGGAATACTGGGGCCCATGGGATGATGAGATTCATGGTGATGATAAAGATCCGGAGAAGGTTATATCAAGGGAAGCAGTGCCGTATTGGATCATTGTAGTAAACCGGACGGTTGCAGTGAGATGCATCCCAAACCCTTATAATCACCAGTTGCCACCATATTGTAAGTCGAAGTTGTTTGAAGATCCAGAACCTTCATGGTTTGGCGTTGGGATGGGACAGATCGGGAAGCCAACGCAAGACCGTGTGAATAAGATCGTTAACCAACGTTTGGATAACGTTGACTTGGTTCTTAACAAACAGGGGTTTTACAATGGAAACGATACTCTTATCAATACAAAAAAGTTGCAAATATCTCAACCGGGTATGTGGCGCAAAGTATCAGACACTGTTAATTCGATTAGGTGGATGGAAACCCCGGACGTAACCAAGTCTTCATATGAAGAGGAGAAGATCGCGAAGCAGGATTTCCGTGAGTCAACGGGAGCAACGGTGAACTTGATGCCTGGAGAGAAAGAGGATCAGCATAGGACAGCGTTGGGTATTCAGTTGCTTCAGGGTGCTGCGGGTATGAGGTTCAGACCTGTACTGCGAAAGCTGGAGATGGATTATATACAACAGCTTGCAATGTTTTTCTTTTCTAACCTTAAGCAGTTTATGACAGAGGCACAGTGGGTGTTGGTTACAGGTGAGCAAGGAGTACAGAAACCGATACGAATAACTCCAGAGCAGATCCAGGCGAAGGTCTTCTTTATCCCCACGGGGATCTCAGAGACCATGAACAAGGAGACGCAGGTTGGGCAGTTGCTTAGGTTCAAGGAGGTCACAGCACAGGATCCAACGATAAACAGGACGGAGATTAACAAGCGTATTGCTGAGCTGTTTGGTTTCAAGGATATCCAGAAGTTGATGACTCCAATGCAACAGCCACCGCAGGGTGGTTTGACAGGTTATGACCAGCAGAGCATCCAACAGCGTATTGCTGAAGGCGCGAATCCTGATCAGATCAAGGCAGAGATGTTGGGGCCAAGGCCGAATGGAGTTCCAGTTGAACCTCCGCAGGGACCAGAAGGACAAGGCGGACCAGGTGGGCCAGGACAAGGAGGACCAGATGGCGGATAATAGAACTCCAGTTGACAAGATATACATGCATTTACTTAGCGCAGGTTATACGAAAGCGGATGCTGCTAAGACAGCTCAGGCGAAGACAGGCATGGTGTTAAGTACCGGAAGGCCTCCTGTAAACCGTAAGGGTGAGTTCAAGGGGAACAAGGGGAAGAAATCATGATGTCATTAGAACGGGCACGGGAGATCCGGAATTCATCTATGTGGGGTTATGTGGTTGAGGAAATAGATTACAGGTTAGATGCATTAAAGAATCAAATATTAGCATGTCCATTAGAGGACGTTGGTAATTTGAGAATAGAGATAGACGCTTTAAGATCAGTAAGACAACTTCCTGAGGATGTTATTACTCGAGAAGAAGAATAAATCGGGTTCGGACTTACCCGTAATAAGTTACGTTAACAAGGAGAGCAAGATGACAGAACTAAATCCGGCACCAGGACAAGCCGTAATTGATCCTAACGCTACCCCAGCAGCGGACGCTGGAGCTACGCCAACCCCTGAGGCGGGATCAGGAGACACGGGTGCTCAACCCGGTAATGAGCAGAAGACAGTACCGTTGGCTGCATTACACGAAGAACGTGAAAAGGCAAGGTCAATGCGTGTTGAGTTGGATGCGTTGAAGGCTAACTTAGCTAATTCTTTTCAGAATCAACAGCAGAATCAGCATCAATACAATCCAATGCAACAGCAACAGCAACAGCAAGTGCAACCGAACAACCAACATCAGCAGTTAGAACAGATGTGGGAGCAAGATCCGAAACGTGCAGTGCAGACTGAAATCCAGATGGCATTGCAATGGTATGACAAGAGCAACACACAGTTGGACTCACAGGAAGATTCGTTGGCAGGACAACATCCTGACTTCAATAACTATCGTTCTGAAGTTAGAAAGTACCTGAGAACATTATCTCCTAACCAGAGATCACAACCTGGCGTTGTTGAATTGGCATATTATGTTGTAAAAGGCCAGAAGGTTGATGGTCTTGTTGAACAGAGTAACCAAGCGTTGATTGATAAGATCAAGGCAGGTGAGCAGGTCCAGGGGTTTACAGGTACTGTTGGAAGTCCAGCAGTTCCAGCTAAGCAAGTTCCTTTAACGCACGATCAGAAGAACGCTGCGATGGCTATGGGGATGACTCCTGATGAGTACATGAAGAATGTGAGGTGACGTTATGGTTAACATCATCGAGCGATTAATGCCAAAGGGCATGAACAAAGGTGCGTATCGGGGCAAACTGATTTGTCCTGGGTGCCACTCTCAAGCTATACGGTTCGTTGAAAACATTACAAAGTTTAGACGTAGATACAGATGCCGTAAATGTGGGATGACGTTCCAGTATGATATTTCTGGTGCGCCTCCGGGGTTTGATGGCGGGGCTCATCCGTATGCGCCTTTTAAAAAAAATAAGTTTCAGGACATTGTGAGTATATACAATGCCGTGAAACACGGGAGGACATAAAAGGAGGAAGTATGAAGTTTCATTATGATTTGGCTTGTGCCGAACCTATTTTACACGATTACGTAATTGGTGATGGTGCTGATATAAAGTTAGGAGCTGCTGTTGCAAAAGAGGGTGCGATTACTACAGCGTTGGATCAGTTTGGTATTGGTCTAGCTAACCCTGCAACTTTAGAAAATATGATTGGTATCTCAGCAGAGTTCTATGATTATTCTGCGAATGGTAGTGGTCCTAATTCTCAGGGTGACAATGGCGCGACAAGCCCTGCTACAGGTCTTAGTAACTACATGAAAGTAATAATCAACCCGATGGCTGTTTACCTGTGCGAATATTCACAGGCTGCTGCTGACGATACGGTTAATACTGCGGCTTCTACAGGCGGTAAGGTTACTACAGCTACGTTCACAACTGATAGAGAAGGCGATTGGATTTATGTTTCAAATGTTGGGTCTACAGCAGGTGGAGCAGGAAACCTGAGTAAGATAGGTGCTTCGACATCTACTACCAGCGTTACTGCGTGTACCTCATATGATGACGATATGGCAACCACAAACACTGCCGATACTTTTGTTGTTGTTACAAACCCATACTCAGCTTTAGCCGCTGGTGGGTCACTTGACCTAAGAACAGATGGTACTCAAATTAAGGGTGCTGCTGCTGCGGGGACTGGTGCGATAACAGTTTTGGAGAGTTATGTGCTGGATAAATCAACACCGATGGAACCTTTGAAGGTAGAAAGAAACTCAGGGAAAACTTATGATGCAGCGACTTGTCGTTTGTTTTCAAGCATTTCTTTTCCTGATCATCTATGCCTTGGGGCTCCAAGGATAATTTCTTAAGGAGGATGGATTATGGGCGTTGTAAATAGCGAAAATTTCGGGTATCTATTAGATCCCGGTTTGAGAAAGATCTTCATGGATGAGTACATGCTGCCCGATAGTATGATGGATCAGCTCTATGGAGTAGAAACATCTAACAAAGCTGTTGAGTATGATTACGCGATAGGTGGAGTTGGCGATTTGGAAGAGTTCACAGGTACTATTGGTTACACTGATTTTGAAGGTCAGTACAGGGTTTCTTACACTCATAGAGAATGGGTGCGTGGTTTGAAGGTAGAAAGAAAACTGGTTGATGATGATCTTTACAGCGTAATTAATAAAAGACCTCAGGCTCTTGCTTTGTCTGCGAAGAGAACCAAAGAGAAACATGCCGCATCAACATTTAACAGTGCGTTTAATACTTCTGTTTTTGCTGGTGGTGACACGTTAGCTCTTTGTGCCAACGAACATACCTGGAACGGTACATCTACGACTCAGGACAACTTGTATACAACTGCGCTCTCAGCGACTTCTCTTGCTACTGCAAGACTGGCAATGAGAGACTTCACAGATGAAACTGACAATCTCTTGAATTCAAGAGGCGATGTTCTGTTGGTTCCACCTGAGTTAGAACAGACTGCGTATGAGATCACGCAGACTGAGAAGACACCATATGATGCTAACAACACTAAGAATTTCATCAAGAGTTTGAACTATAAAGTTGTTGTATGGGATTACCTGACAGATACCAATAACTGGTTTCTGATTGATGGTAGATACGCGAAGATGTTCCTGAAATGGTTTAACAGAGTACCTGTTGAATTTAATAAGGATAAGGATTTCGATACTTACATTAGTAAGTGGTCAACTTATACTCGTTATAGCTATGGTTTTTCTAGCTGGACATGGGTGTTGGGTAGCCAGGTATCGTAAAAGGGTAAGTCAGCAAGGGGGTACTTCGGTGCCCCCTGACGCTGAGGCAGCCAGCGATGGGTGTCCCAAATAAAAGGAGATAATAATGAGTTTAACAAATTTTCCAAATGGCATATCGAGCTTTGGCATCCCTCAGTTAGGAGGAGGCGGAAATCTGATTCCCCAGACAACGGGTTCTTATTTTTTCGTTGATTCTAACACTGGTGATGATGCGGCTAATGAAGCTACTTTTTCTAAGCCTGTGGCTACGATAGACGCAGCGATAAACAAGTGTACTGCAAGCAAGGGTGACGTAATCATTGTCATGCCAGGCCATGCAGAAACAATCGCTGATGCTACAAGTCTTGTTCCGGATGTTGCGGGTATTACTATTGTGGGCTTGGGCAATCGGTTTAACCGACCTACGATCACCTATAGTGCGACAGGCAGTGAGATTATTGTTACGGCTGAAAACGTTACTTTCCGTAACCTTATTTTCCAGGCTGGCGTGAGTGCTGTAGCGACTGCTATTGATGTCAACGCAAACAACGTGAACATAGAACAGTGTCTCTTCTACTACGGTGGGACGACTACTTATGACTTTGTTCTCAGTGTTGATATTGATGCTTTTGACAATACAGTTATAACAGATTGTGAGTTTTATGCTGAAGCAGCAACTGCTGGGAGTTCAGGGGCGATCAGGATTGATGATGCAAACTACATCACTATTCAGCGCAACTGGTTTCATGGCAATTACTCTGATTCTGCTATTGCAAATATCGCAGCAGATGCGCTTGGTATTGGTCTCTTAATAACAGATAACGAGATTTACAATGATGATACTGCTGGGGTAAGTAACTCTATCGAATTAGCTAACGCATGTACTGGTTTGATTGCAAGGAACTGTTGTGCTGGCTTAGAAGCTGGATCTGCTGTATTGAATATTGATCCGGGTAGTTGTTTGCTTTGTCAGAACTTTGGCGTTAATGCTATAGATGAAGTTGATGTTGCTTGTGGTTCAGGCACCGCGAGTACTTAAGGGATGATATGAAACAGATTGTAATTTTGGGAAGAGGTGTTGGCTGGAATAGTGCTCCTGACGGTGAGTGTTGGGCGGTCTGTTCTGCTGTGGGTAATAGGTTCGTTCAGGGTAAAGACTTGAATAGAAGCTTTGACATCCATGTTTTGTCTCAGCATCCTCAATCAAAAGAAAAATCTGTTAAGCATATAGCGTGGGAGAGGATGGTCAATGAACTGAATCTCCCACATTATATGCCTGAAGTTGATCCAGCTATTCCTTCTAGTAGAAAATATCCGCTAGAACAGATCGTTAATAAATTTAAGACGGATTACTTTACGAACTCCATAGCTTACATGATAGCTCTAGCGCTTTATGAAGGCGTAGAGAAGATTGATATCTACGGGGTGAATATGAGTCTTGGATCTGAGTATGCAAGTGAAAAAGCAGGAGTAGAATTCTGGATCGGGATAGGAATAGGTGCAGGTGTTGACATCACTGTGCATGGTAAAGAGACAGAATTATTAATAGCCAACGGATTATATGGAAAAGGGAATCTGTATGGTTATGGACTGAAACAAGGGAGGGCATAATGGCCGGGGACCCATTGGTATTAAGACAAGTGGCTAAACGTAAAGCAGCTGAAGCTGCTGAAAAAAAAGCTGAAGCTGAAGCTGAAGCTCAGGTTGTACGTAAAGCAGCTGAAGCTGCTGAAAAAAAAGCTGAAGCTGAAGCTCAGGTAAAGGCTGAAATAAAAGTAGAACAAAAAAATAGAAGGAAATAAGGGGTGGCTAACATTTCTCCCCCTAAGGAGGAAGTAATGGTTCGAAGTAAGAAACAGATTTTATCTCCCAGTGAGATACAGGCGTTAAGGTCAGAGAAGAACGATCAGGAACGGATGCTAAAGGAGTTGGACAGTGAGAACTGGGGAGCGGGCACTAATGCTTCTCAGCGAGTTGATAAGGATGCTTTACGTAGACAGGTCCGGCAACTTGACAAAGCAATAACAGACGGCACTCCACGTCAGATTAGAGGCGCTACCAAGGACAAGATGAGCAAGCGGGTAAAAGAGTTGGAAGGAAACATAGTACAAGGGATGCCAAGTCATAACGAAATGTGGAATTTGAAGCGTAACCCTGGAGCACCCACAAAGAATTTGAATTGGCAGAAACGAAATGCTAAGAACATACAGGAATATAAACAGATAATGAGGCAGCTAGAGCCAGGGGATCCAACGGCTTCTAATATCGAAAGGCT